CCAATGATGGTAACAGAAGAAATATTTACAGAAGAATTTGAGGAGGACTTTACTGAATTTTTAGAAGAGACTGGCATGGAAGAAGAGTTCATGGAGTTTCTTGAAGACGAAGGCATAACTGCTGAAGAATTTTTTGAAGAGATAACTGAGGAGGAGTTCAATGATGAACTTACTGAAGAGTCTTTTGAAGAGTTTGAGGAACCAATGGAAGATATCGCAACGGAGGAAGAAGGCGTTCAAACGATTGCGGAGAATGAGAATGAAGGAGTGGAAGAGCCAACTGAATCAAAACCAGTAAAAGAAGAAAAAGAAGTAGCAAATAATGATGAACCCGAGGAAAAATCAAAAGAAGACGAATCCAGTAGCGAAGGAGCTGAGGAGTCAGAGGTACAGGCCGAAGAAGATGGAGAGCAAGAAACTGTACAATCGGAAGAACCAGAACAAATGGACACCGATGACGGGGTTGCTACAGATGTTGCAAAAGTAGAAACAAAACTAAATAAAAATTTAAAAGCAATAGCAAAACAAATTGCTAAAGTTACAAAAGAAACAACTCAAAACTTATCAAAAGAAGACTTATTTTTTAAAGATAATAGTCTCGATGCATATAAAGATATAGTATTTTATTCTGCAAAGGATATTTACGAAAATGCGAGCATGGGATTATTTTTACAAATAGATTTATCTTCTTATTCTAAGGAGATATATGTAGGAGCTTCGCTTAGTTCTTACACGCAGAATGACCCTGTTGAAATCCATAGGGTTAAGCTGTTAAAAATAAACAAAGCGAAAAATAAAATACTTGCTGAATTGGAGGCACTTAGACAATGAAAATAATGGATAAACTTAGCACATATGCGGCACTTTTGGGAGTAATCGGAGCTATCGGTGGAGGTTTTTACACATGGGGTCAGTTTAACTCAAGACTTGATGCAATAGAGGCTACACCTCCAGTTAATCTATCACCACTAAAAGAGAAAGATAAAGAGCTAGAAGCAAAAATTGATGATGCTTTATTGTATGCAAATGAGTACAAAGTAGACTTAATTGATAGAATTAAAAAGGTAGATGATAAAATTACACCAGTAGATTTAACATCTGTATATAAAGAAATAGGTAAGGTAAAAGAACAAATAGCTATGCTAGACATACCAGAGCCTTTTGTAATACAGCCTTTTATAGCTCCTATTAATGAAACTATTAAGGCTCTTGAAAGCATTATATCAGAATTATCTAAACAAGTGGCGATTGCACTAAAAGAAAATGAATTACAAGATATACAAATTGAAGAAATAAAATTAGAGTCTAGTAATCCGTTAGGAGGATAGATGATAAAAGTAGCAATGGCTATAATAATAACTTCAATGCCGAATTGGCCCTCGGTAAAATATCAAGGGTATTTATATCCAGACATGCAAACATGCTTAACATCTACTGAAATGTATGTAGAAGAATTTAAAGCATACGCCGATAGTCAAGGTGATTATGATGCACACTTTAACTCAATATGTTTTGAAGTTGATGCATATCCTATAGAAGGATTTAATCAAATACAATTAGGAATTTAATTAGTTAACTTCTGACTATCCTTAATCATTAAATTAAACACCCCGGAATAGTAATCTAACATAGATGCTATTACCGGGGTGTTTTCGTATTCGGGGTTCCACTTATCCATTACTTCAGTGAACTCGATAGGGTTAGCTAATTTACTTTCAAGGATTAATAATCCTTCTTTAGTTATTTTAACCTCAAAACTAGCTATTACAGTATCATTCATCTAGCACAGCGTCTATATTATCTCCCTTAATTTTATTATACTTTTTATTAAAGTTTGCTCTACTTAAATTTTTTGCATCACTTCTAAATTGTTCTACTATTCTTTTTTCTTTCTTTTTTGTATTTTCCCACTCTTCATCTTTGGGAAAAAATATAGGAGTATCTGTCTCCTCTTTTTTTATTACTGGCTTTTCTCTAGTTAATCCTAACTCCATTATCTTAAACATCTCTTCGTGCTTGTAAACAATATGTGTTTCATTATCAAAATGAACTTCCCAATCATTCTTATCTATATCATCTAATTTGCGTATCTTAACTATTTTATTTTCCATTATTTTCTCCCTTTTTAAAATGTATTTCACCTGCTATAGCACCGTAGGCCGCCATATCAATATAAGTATCTTTGTTTGTAGCACCTAATTTAGTCCGTGCTACTTTTAATAAACTCATCATAATTGCAACATTTTCTGCTGTAATATCAAAATCTAAGTATGCCGACCATAACTTTGCTATATTCTTATGATTTTGTGTTTTATCTCCATAATCTTTTTGGCGTTGGCCACCTACTAATCTAACTGCTTCTTCTAAAAAATCTTTTGTTTTTTCACTCATTTTTTATTTTTTTTAAACTTTCTACCTACAAAAAACACTATAGTATTTATACAAGTATTTATGGTTACCATAACTAATATCCACCATTGCCAAAACTCTACTGTCAAATCTTTACTAAATCTACTATAGGAACTAAATACCCTTTAGATGTTCTGTGGTCGCCGCCAAGAGTGGTAGAATATTTATTGTACACCAATTTACGCAATCTGTCAAGTGGAATCTCAATAGAGAACATATGTTTATCCTTTTTATCTACTATTTTAAATATCCAAAGATTAGATTTACTGGTTGTTATACCACTATTTTTACCTCTAGATTCATATTCTACATAAACATTGCCTGTCTTATGTGCTAATCTATCTGTTTTAAGCTCATAGTCTAGCCTAGACTCCATTACAAGTTTCTCATGTTTCTTACCATACTTTAAATCTTTATTAAATTTTGTAATAGAAAAATCATGAGTTTTTAATTCTTTTATAGTCTTACCGTTATTTTCTTTTATTTCACTCAATGTTTTTTACCCATGTCTACTTGTTCAATATCAGCATCTAATAATTCAGTTGTTGGTTGTTGTCCTTTATTTTGTATCTCCACAACTTTATCTATAATAGCCATCTGGCCCATTTGCACTAGCTTATCTAGGTCAATTTCTAAAGTCTCCATCAAACCTTTTAAAACATAAAATGTAGCATCAACTGGTTTTGCCGGGTTAGTGGTGTCGTATGCTATCACATCAAAACTACCATCGCCTCTAGGTTTAAGTATTAAGTAATATCTATCTGGTAACAAAGATAGCTTTTCAGTTTCATTTAGTAAATCATTTATTTCAACCATGCGTTAGGAATCCTTTTTTCTGCCCAGAGTATTTTATGCTTATCACACCATGCACCATAAGTTGTTTTACTCGATTTGTTAAGTTTATTATTAGCATTTACAAATAAAAATCGTATGTCAATATCTGGATTTTGTTCCATAACTAACAAGTGTTTTTGTCTATCTGCAAAATCAAAAAACCCTTTTGTCTCAATGTATATATCTTGTTTTGGTAGATAGAAGTCTGGAGTATACTTTTTAATTTTAGGCTGATATTCCAAATAAAATTTTTCATAATCATAAGATACATCATTTTTAATTAGCCAGTGAGCAAAGCTTCTTTCAAATTCAGAACGAAATCCTTTTCTTCTCATAATAAAGTTTTTGTTTTATACCTATTTACTAATTCAATATTTTTTACAAAAAGAGGGTGTAAACTAGGTGCATTTTTTTCTAATTCTATCATAGCATCATTAATATCTATAGTAGGCATAACAGCTAACTTACCTTGTTTTATTTTTATAAACAAAGAATTAAAGTATCTTTCTATAACTTGTGTAGTTCTAAGTATATTGTCTTCTTTATAAAAACCACCTTTACCGTGGTGCTGTCTTACCATTAGGGGATGACAATTTTCTGTAGACCTCATAAACTCAACAGTTTCACCGCCGCCAGTTTGTTCTTCATTTTCGGTGTATACCCAAACAGCATCTTTATTAGTCATTATATCATCTTTACGAAAAGGTGCTGATAACCATAATACGTTCATAAATTTTTTACCTCTGTGTTTTTTAATTTATTGTACCAAACCAACGGTTTTGATTTAGCTTTTGATGTAACCTTTTCACTTAAAGTTGATTTTGGCCAACAATGTTTTCTAAAATCACAATAACCACATATACTTTCTAAAAGTGTATTACCAGTTTCTATCCTTAAACCTTTATTTTTTCCAGACTTAGGAACATAAGTTTCTGTTATCTCGCCATACAACTTCTCAAACTTTTTATTAGATTTTAATGACTTTATTGTTTCGTTTGCACTTTCTAATATTTCTTTTCTATCCTTTTGTTGATTTTCTGGTGCTTCACATACAGCAAATTCACCAGTAACTTTGTTTATTGCTATCCATCCACCAAAATTAGAATTATCTGCCTCACCATAAAGATGCCCTTGCATAACATAACCAAAAGGGTCATCCTCTTTTATTTTATTGTAGCTACCAAACTCACCAAACTTACCCATAAAATTAGATGGACTAGCAGATTTTATATCCCACACTCTACCATCTATTTTAACATCGTAAGTTCCTTTTAATTCTATACCCCCTATCTTTAATTTTACAGGCTCTTGTACTTTTTCAATATTAACACCTGCACCTTTCATTACTGCGATAGCAACTGCCTCAAGTAAATCTCCCATTAAAAACTTAATTACAGTGTTATATGATATTTCTTTTTCTTTACCTTTTTTTTCTAACTGTTGTTGGCACAAAGGTTTACCAAGACCGGACATACGCATACGCCAATCATTTGTTTCATTAAATTGTTTTTCTAACGCTTTACCACAGGATTCTTTAAACTCAGAAATAATTTCGGGGGAGAGTTTCCCCTGCCCCCGAACTGCATCATAGAGAAAACTCTCTATTAGAGTAGATAACATACTGTTAACCGTCTAACTCAATAGCTAGGGAGTGGTCGCCATCTTTTGTTTTTTGTTTAACAGCACTTCTATGCTTCTCCATGACACTCTCGTTTACGGATTTTATCGCAACCGAAAATTCCTTCAATAAACTTTTATCATCGTCAGATAAAGAATCAACGGAATCACCTATTTTAACATTTACTGAAAAGTAAGAATTACCTCCAGATTTTTGTTTGTTGGTAGATAACAAAAGATTTGTTCTTACCATAGGTTTATTTTGTTTTGCTAAACTAGCAAGTGTGGTACTAAATGGTACATAATTAGTTCCTTTAGCATAGTAAACGCAAGGTGTGTTTTCAACGTTAGCCTCCTCACCACTTGCCTTTTTACCTTTCATACTTACTACTCCGTATAAAACTTGATTACATTTAATAGAACTTTGTATAACTTTTTGTGGGTCATTATCTGCAAGAGCCTCTATCTGTTCTCGAGATAACTTTCCACACTTATAAGTTCCAGATGAATCAGCAAACTGGTCTCCTAAAGACGGCATTTGCACACTTGATGTAAATTCTTGTGAAGAGTTATCCCAATAACTGTAAGCGTAAAGCCTCATAAAAGCTCTAAACTTTACATCTTTAGCATAAACATTTTCACCATCAAGTTTAAGTACAAAATGACCCCTAGGTAACGGGTTTTCATTTTCATCTTCTGTATCATAATTTATTGATAGTCTAGATAATACTGAACCAGATGGCCCACCGCCATCAGTTTGTCCAGTAAGTCGCATTAACTCAGCATCACTTAAATTATCTATATTAGTAGCTACTGATAACGCTTGATTTTCAACATTTTCAACCATTGGTTTTATAAACCTCCTTCATGTTGAGCCAATCGTTACCTATTTTTAGTTCGATACCAATTGGCATTGTATATTTAAAACCATAACGCTTTATACACTCATCAGATAAAGACATCATGGCATCTTTCATAGTTGTGATAGCTTGTTCATCTTCATCTGGATATACATCCATAACGATACTATCATGTACTGTGTTGCAAATAATACTTTTTAACTTTCGATTTGTCAACAATTTTTTTAAATTAATTAATGCTATAGGTAGTAAGTCAGCAGTGGCAAAACCTTGAACTGGATAATTTTTTATAGCTGTAGCGTTAGTAACACTACCACTTCTAAGTCTTTCTACATTACCAAAAAAGTACTGTCTACCACTAGGTAATCTAACTTTATTCGTAATTAGTGCCTCATTTTGTAGTTCTCTATGCCATCTTGTAACACCTTCATACTTATTTTTAAATGCCCTGTAGTATTGCATCTGTTTTGGGGTACCTAGTATGCCCCCGTATAAAGGCTTAAATGTATCTGATTTTGCTTTTTGTCGAGATACACCTAATATTCTAGCAGTGTAACTATGAACATCAACCTCGTTTTTTACGTCTTCAAATACTTGTCTATCATTGGCTAGAAATCCTGCAACTCTAAATTCAAGTTGAGAATAATCTCCTTCAAGTATCTTGCCACCCTTCCACCTAGATGTAATACACTCTCTAACAGGAAAAGTATTACCTCTAGGCATGTTTTGGAAGTTTGGATTACGAGAAGATAGTCTGCCAGTACTAGTAACACATTGCATAAATTGTGGATGTACCATACCATCCTTACTTATGGCTTTTTGCATACCGTCAACAAAAGTTCGTAGATAAGTTCTTATCGCAGAATAGCGTACATACTTAATTAAGAACTCGTGTTCTACTCCTCTTGTAGATGTTAAATGACTTTCTAAAACTTCTTTGTCAGTTTTAAATCCCATAGCAGAACAATCAATAGAATTTCTAGGTCTCAATCGTAATCCTGCTCTTTCTTTTTTATTAGTAAATATCAAACCTTTTTCATTACAAGTTTTGCATTTTCTTTTTACATTACTTGGTGTGCCATCTTTTTTCATGTAAGTATACTTACCAGTTCCCTCACAGTTATGGCAAATAGTTCCGTGTGTTTTAAATTCAGCACGAGCTAAAGAATTTATCTCAGTGTAAAACTCACGCATGTCAGAAAACTCTGTTCTTCTTTTTGGTTTTCTTGTGTTACCTCTAACTTCAAAACCAATGTTAAATCTTGTCGCCCACATTTTTTTGTCAGTAAGACGCATAGAATAAAAAAGTATAGACCTATCCTCTGGTGAGTCTAAATTAATAGGCGTATCACCCATAAAGTATTTTACTTTCTCATTTAAAAACTTTTCTAACTGTTCTAATTCATTTTCAAATTTAACTTTTATATTATTTAACACATCTAAATTTATGTGTAATCCATTCATCTCAATGTCAGCTAAAACTTTTGTTAGCTCCATAGAAAGTTTTATAGTAGGTACTATTCCATTAGACATATAAATCCCCCCATCCCATTTTTAGTTTACTTAACTGTGCAACTGCAAGTTGATAAGTACTTTCAACATCTTGTTTACCATATTCGTAAACAATATTCCACGGTATCTTTTCATAAGATATTTTATTAGCCATAAATGGTTGAATTAGTTCACTTTTTTTAAGTGCAACGCCTTTTCTTTTACAGCAATCCTCCAACGAAAATCCCCACTTAACACCTCTTGCCATGATGTATTCCATAACCATAGTATCATGTAATTTATTATCGTAAGTAAAACCGCATTGTACCAACCAACTAAAATCAAATTTTATATTATGTCCTACAAGTATGTCAGTTTTATCTAAAACATTTTGTAAAACATTTTTTGCGTTTGGTGTTGGTGGTTCATCACGATGATAAAAACACAAATACTCAACTGGATTGTCATCTATTTTATATCCAACAGAAACTAATGTGTTTCCATTAAAAGGACTAGATGTTATTTTATTTTCTTCATCAACATCAAAAGTAGTTTCTACATCAATTGTCGTTATCACTCTCAAACACTCCCCTCTGTATACTTATTCTTGCATGTCTAGAACCATGCCAACCATTTAATTTATTTTTACTTATTGTTATGCAACGATAAGGGTCAGATAAATCAATGTTGTCAGCACCTCTTCCAATACCAATAATTAAATCTGCTTCTCCCGCCTTGCCAGTTCTAGAATTATCTAACATAGAATAATCTATTATTGATTTACCCTCTGCCTCATAACTTGCTTGAGAGACTGCCCAAAGTAAACAATCATGTCGCTTTGCTATCTCTCTTGCTCTTACATAAACATCTTTTAATTTTTCATCTGTCCTGTTGTATTGACCAGTAATGTGAACTTTATCTAATTGGTCAACAAACATAACATCTGGTTTATAAACTCTTGCGTATTCATTTATCTCATCAATGTGCGTACCTACGCTATCAAAAACTGTTAGATACGGTTTTATTTTTGTTAGGTACTCTTCTTTGTAGTTTTCAATATTGTCAGCAATTTCTTCTTTTGTTTGATTAAAATACGATTGTACTATTCTTAATTTAATTCTAACTGCAGGCTCTTCGTTTGCCCAGTATGTAACTTTCTTACCTTGTTGAATGTAACCAGAGGCTTTAAAACTAGAGAATGTCGTCTTACCTATCTCTGGTCTAGCAAAAAGAATAACAAAGTGACCCCTATCTAGTGCGGGAACATTGTCAGCTATTGTCAGTAATCTATGTTTAAACTCTCCAGTAGAGCCATTTAAAGTAAATAACTCTTCAATATCTTCTTCAACAAGATTGTATGTTTCGCTACCTACCATACTCTCTTCATCTAACATTTCAACTAATCTTCTCAACCCACTAATGTCAGCATCCGACCCAGTATAAATGTCAACGGCTTTTTCGCCTATCTCTTTTGCCTTTTGTCTTGACCAAAAATTCTTTATAGCATCGTAATTTAGTTCCGATATAGGACTATTTTCATTCAATTCATCTATTCTATCTAGTATATTCTGCCTTGTAGCCTTTGGAACAGCAGGATATAGGTCAGTATACATGACCTTTAAGTCACGAATTGTCAGCACTTTGTCATCATACTTGTCATGTATCTTTTCAATTAGGGTATATACCATACCATACTCGTGATTAAACATGTCACGATTGATAAACCTACGGACTTTACTGTAGTGTTCGTGATTTAAGCAAATAGAAAGTATCTCAGTATGTATCATTCATCCACCCCCAAGCTTTCTTATCTACTTTATCTACTAACTTTTTAATATCTTCATCTAACATCTCTTTTATATCTTCTTCTAATAACAAAAACTTTGCATTTAAATTTAAAGATAGGTCATCTACTAACTTAACAGCTTTTTTACTTGCGTCTTTGTCAAGTGCTATACCTACCTTTTTGTATTTCTTTATCACATCAACATGAGTTTGCAATAGATTAGTTCCTAATAAAGCAATACCAACACAGTATTGACACAAAACTAACGCACTAACAACATCCTCTACGATAATTGCAGTATCACTTTTCCAGTAGTTTCCCGCTATAAATGGATAACCAGAGTTACCATACCTATACCACTTTGGTTTTTTGTTTTTGTATAAGGCTCTACCTACAGCATCAACTACTTTACCATCTTTCTTAATTAAAAAAACTGCTCTATGAGTATGTCGGTCATACCTCATTATGTGATAGTGGTCTTCTAAATTATAGTGTTTAATATAATTTAAGTATTCTTTGTTAGTGCTTTTTTCTTCCCAATGATTTCTAGAGTAAAATATTTCTGGTTCTTTTTGTCGTTCAACTTCTTCAAATAACTTTTTAGATAGCTGATTACGGGTCTTGCCTTTAATATTACAATCAGCATGAAAACAATTATAAATTACTTCTGTGCCAGTGTTTAACGCAGAAAAAGTATTTTTGTTAAAGCAAATAGGACAATCTATTCTTGTTGTTTCATCAACAGATAAATTTAGATTTTTTAAAAAGTTTTGTAGCATACCACTCTAAAACCCTTGTAAACTAACAAAAATAAATGTCAACCATTACATACCATTACATTTAATTTTTTTTTGTTGACATGTAAAAAAATGTCAGTATAAATGGGGAACCCCCACCACGGGGCACCTTATACACTTATGGATAGAAATGTTTTACATGTACCAACGGAAATGAAAAAATGGGAAGACAAAATGTATGAAGCCGAGTTTGAGGGAAAAATGCGTAGCTACCATGAATACAAAAGTCTGTATCTACACTATAAAAAATTACATGATAACGGGGTAGAATATGAACCAACTTTTTAGTAAACTATTAGTTCTTTTATTTTTAACTTTTACTTGCACGGGTTGTGCATTTATGATAGCAAAAGAAACTGTTGAAGTTTTGGATGAAGTCTTACAAGAAGATGTAAACCCAGAAAAGAAAAAAAAGATACTTAAAAAGCAGAAAACTATGAGGGATAAATCTAGGGAGTTTTATTGTAGTAAGGTAGATGACAAGGAGGTATGCGGATGAGTGCAGATAAAAGATTATACGAAGTAAAAGTAATTGTTAACGAAGAAAAAATTTATCATGTATACGCAGATGATGAACGAGAGTTAAGTGACATTTGGGATAAAACTAAATTTAATGGTCATATTCCAAAAGCAACTATAGAAGTCAGCAGAGATAGAAGGAATCAAAAAATGATAAAAAACAAGGAGAACCTATGAACACAAAAAAAGCAGAGCAAGTACTAAATAGGTTTAT